TGAAAGGTGATAATGGTACAGATGCTAATGCTTTTGCTACATACATTCTAATAAAATTAGCAATTATATCAGCAATGCTTTTTCGTACAGCTGCTGCAAGTTCTTTCATACTTTCAAATCCACTTGCAGCCAATTCACCAAAACTTAAAATACTGGCAGCAATAATTTGTTGACCTTGTCCTAATGAATCATATGCACTTTTTGCCACTGGTGCAATTTTATTAAATGAATTAGCTACATCTTCATTTGTTTGTTTTAATCTTTCATTTGCAGCTGATATACTTTCTAATTTATCTGGAAGTAAATCTAATGTCGGTAAAATTCCTATAACACCTAAACCTGCACCCATTGAGGCAGCAGAACCTGCTCCACCACCACCTCCACCTGTTGGAGTAGTAGCACTTGGTTCTGTTGGCAAAGTTGGTGCAGTAATACCACCACCGCCACCAGTTGCTTTTGCACCAGTTGTAAATAATGAGGCAAGTTTGCCTTTTAAACTATCAACTGTATCTCCAATACTTTTAAACTCTGTAGCTACTATTCGTTGCTCCTTTTGATAGGATGTTAAACCATCAAGATTAAATAAATTTAACCCTAATGCCTTCTGTAGATAATCAATATTTTTTAAAACATTAGCTACTCCTTGCATTACGGAGTTTTTAATGTTTATCCATATATTTTTAAAGTTGTCGCTAAACGCCTTCCAGTTATCATAAACATACAAGGCAATAGCACCAATAGCAGCAATAGATGCAGTAACTACTAAAATCATTGGATTGGCAGCTAAATAGCTAAATGCTTTACTTATATTTCCTATTGCTTGTACTATTAATTTTGATGCTCCGGCTAAAGCACCGTATGTGCTTATCAATTTACCTACTATAAATATAATGGGCCCGATAGATGCAGCCACTAAAGCAGCCTTCACGATAAAGCCTTGTGTCTCTGGATTAAGGGCTTTAAATCCATCTACTAATCCTTGAATATATTTACTTAAACTTTCTGCAACGGCTTGTAGATTTAATGATTCATTTATAGCCTTGCCAAACTCAGCCAAAGATGCCGTTACATTATCTTTTAAATTATCAAACGTATTCCCTAATCCACCTTGCGCTCTTTCCAATTTTGCTAATGCAGAGACAGAACGCGTTATAAAATCTTCACTACTTACACCTATTGCCCGTATTCCTTCCGCAGTCACCGTTCCAAATTCCTCTTTCATTACTCTGGCAAACTCCGGTAGCCTTTCTTTTATCTGGTTAAGGTCTTCTTGCGTTACCTTACCTACTGCGCTTATCTGACTTAATGCCAATGTAACTCCGCTAAACTGTTCTGCACCTCCTCCCGATCTCGCTACGGCATTACCAAACTGTGTTATAGTTTCCCTTGCAGCATCGGCAGACATTCCTACTGATTGCAATGAGGCAGAAGCCTGTACAACTTGAGGCAAGGCAAGACCAGGATTTTCGGCAACAACTCTTAATTTATCTAACTCCTCCTTTGCCCCTTGCGTACTACCCATTATGGCAATCAATCCATTCTCCAGTTTCTCCATGTCGGCAAATGCCTTTAATGAAGCTGCACCAACACCAAGTAAAGGCAGAGTTAATGACTGAGTCATAGTGCTGCCGATGTTCTGCATCTGTGAACCAAACCTTGACATACTACGCTCAACCTTGCCAAGTTCTTTTTCAAGATTAGTTACATCAATGCCAAGTTTTAAATTCAGTTTACCTAATGCCATTATTTACTCTTTATCCCATTTGTCAAAAATTGACTTGTCAACTTCTGTCAAACTTCTTTTATTTGGTTTTGGATTATCATTCTCCCAAGGAAATTCAATCAAATCTTTAGGCTTAATTGATTTGCCTTTTGCCGTATGAACATTTAATAAAAGTGTTGTTTGCCACCTGGCTCTTTCCCACTCAAATTGCTGCTCTATTTCAAATTGATTATTATAACCTTGCATAGCTATAATAACCTCTCTTAGTGTCATCTCATAGTATTGCGAAGGATGGAATCTAAGGACTCCAAAACAAAATCTTTCGATATAGTCAAGTGTTAATTCACCTCCTCCGCTATCTCGTTTTTTCTTTCCGGATCTTCTGGTACTGAAATCTCATTTGTTATCAGCTCCGTTATCCTGTTTATTCCTCCCTTATCCAAATCTACTAAGTCGCAAAACTTTTCTAAGGTATATGGGCACTTCTCTCCCTTTGCCTTGTAACCTGCCTGTACACCTGCAAAGGCAAGTTCAAGAGCAAATAGGAGGTCTTCGCCAAGTTGGGAGAGGTCGCTAAGTTTTAGATTCCTCTCCCGTAAAAATGTACCTAACACGAACATTCCAAACTTAACTGGAATGTCCGCATTAGCTATTTTTATTGTTTTCATGTTAGGTAATTTTTAATTCTAAGATTTAACAGTCTTTGTAATAGCACCAGTAACTTCAAAAGATGCAGAATAACTTGTATTCTCTTCTACTGCAGCATTTAAATCTAATGATGTGCAGATGGCTTGCATTGTAAACACATTATCTCCGCTCACATCGGTAGTAAACTTAATAGTCAATGCAGTACCACTAATTAAGTCGGTAAAAAGATCGTCAAACAAGTAGTTTGTAGATGAATCACCAGGCCCTGCATACAATGCCTCGGTAGAAAGTGTGCCGGATAACTGACCCTTCTTTACTTCCCTCCATCCTCCAGCTGCTGAATCCTTTGTAAGAATTTCACGCATTGCTGCAGAAATGTTCATTTGGCAGGATGTCGCGTAACCGATTGCAGTCGAATCTTTATACAAGCGCATCAACGTACCGTTAATTATTCCAGTTGTTGCCATTTTATTATTTTTTAGCTTTTGACAAATCTATATTAACATCAATTTTTTCCAATTCATTCTCATGCTCAAAATACTCCATAGGCATTGGCACAGGAATATAAATAGGTTGAGGTGCCTCTTGCACTTGTTTTTCTGGCATCTGCTCCACGACAAAGTCATCATCAAGATGCTCCGCAATGCCATCGGCAACAAGTTGCTTGCCAAAGTCGGAAAGGAATACACCTGTTGCGCCTACTGGCTTGCCGTTCCACGTTTTTATTAATCTTAACTTCATAATTATCGTTTCATTCTTGCCATAAAATCAATACTCATCCAATAAACATTTAAATCAGCATTGTATGCTTGTGAATCAGATGACATATACTTAACTGTCTGCACGCTAATATCATTTACTGTACCTACAAATCTGTCTAATCTATTTCTTATAGAGTTAGATAAACTTTGTGTAGTGTCATAGTTGTTTGTATAAACATCTACTTGAAAACTAACTTCTTCAAGATTACTTTGACCATCTTTAAAATCAACTGCAACACTATTAATAATTGTGTAAACACAAAAAGGATAGGTAACATTTTGAGGAGCAATATCTGGAAAGATGCGTAATCCGCAAACACCAGTAACTGCCACATCAGTTGATAGTCTCCCATATATTACTTTACCTATCATAATACTTGCCAGAATTTTTTAGGTCTCTCCTGCATAATGAAAATGCATTCATTACGCATGGTTTTAATTACTTTTTCTCTACTTAAATTTCTTGCTTGTACTACTATTTTATTATACCAGGCTCTTGTACTTCCAAAAACCATGTGAGCATAAAAGCCATTTGTTCCTTCGCTACTATTAATACCTTTATTCATTGTACCTCTTTTATACAATGGCCCTACCGCTCCAACGGCATATCTATATGATTTAAGATTTTTAGATAAATCAATAATTGACTTTCTTAAATTACCTGGTTGCACAATCATTGAAGCTCGATCATCTTCTGACCAGCCTTTCATTTTTTTATTACTAAAAGGATTAGTGCTAATTCTGTGAGCCTTTTTACTTACCGGCACTAATGACTTATAAATTTGTAATGCGATAGGAGTAGCTGAATCTATTACTCTACTTCTTTCTTTTACTGTACATTGCTCCATTAACTCTGCAAATTCAATCACCGCATCTGCTAAACCTACTACTCTTAATGACATTCCTTGGAAACTCCTTCTACCTGCGTAGTTAGACTTTTGAAGTTCTTTAAGGTGATTTATTTGTTTAGCTGATAAATATCCCATTACACATAATTTTGAGCAAATGAACAAAATAAATGCAAATACATATTGTCTTCACTTATCTGGAGATTCTCTATTTGGTAGTATTTGTCCATCCAGATAATTCTTTGTTGCTCGTTTATGTCTGTCCTATTTCGACAGGTAACTCTCACCTGGCTTAATGCTGTTATCTTGCCACCTTCTACCTCCTCCTTGTTTATTCCTTTATAATCTACTATTGCCCACACCTCGGCAAAATTACTCCACGTCTCTGTTCCAAAACCAGTAGTACCAACAGTACGAGATACACTCTGTACTATTATTCTCTCTCTTAACTTTCCTATTTCTTCTTTCTTGTTGTATCTCATTAGAATAATTGAACGCGATATTGATCAAGTAAATACTCCGATGCCGTAGGTAATTTCTTTATATAATCTTCTCTATTATCGTAACCATCTGCTATCATCATTAATACAGCCTGTCTTATCTGCATTGGCACACCAGATGGCTCTGTGCTATATCCTGCCGTATAAGTTATTGTTACATCATTTATATTACCATAAAGTGTTGGCCATGTAGCACCGTATGCTAAAGCTAATCTTCCAGGCTTTAAAAAAGTATCTACAACATAATTAGCAGCATTGTAAGTTTGTAGGCTATTAACTCCATCGTTATATTGAAATAAA